CAGGCAGGCGCCGAACGACGGGTGACAGGTGACGATCACCCGCTGCGACACGTCTTTGCCGCTGGTGTAGAACACGCCCACCGATTCGCCCAGGCGGTCGATCAACGTCGCTGACAGCTGTTCGACCAGTTTGACCGTCGGCGTCGTCACGACCACCACGTCGGCAGGGCCGGTCAGCAGCTGCAGCTGGTCGGCGACAACCTCGGCAAGCAGGATCGACTTGCCCGACCCCGTCGCTGCAGCGAACACGCCCGCCGACAGCGACCCGGCGTCACGCGCTGCCACGTACGCGGCGAAGGCTTCGACCTGGCACCGACGCGGCACCCGACCCGACCACAGCGACACACTCGGCGAACTCACGACGAACCCCGCATCGTGTCGGTCGCTGCCTTCGCGGTCACAAGGTCAGCCGCAAGGGCGACGATTCCGCGCTCGACTGCCATCGCCATCGCCGCAGACAAGCTGCGACCGGTCAGTGCCGAGTAGGCGACAAGCGCTTCGTCGACGTGGGGGGGCAAAGTGGTGTCGCGACGGCGCGCACCCGCACTACTGCTAGACATGATCGATCCTGCTGTTCGGGGAAGTGCGACGAAGGTGCCGCACTCGCACCGTAGCAGCACCGCACCCGCACCGCAAGCGGAATCATCGCCAGCGGTAACAGGAGTAACAGGCAGCCTGTTACCGCCAAGTTCGCCAAACGAAAGGCAAAAAGGGGCAAAGTAACAGGTAACAGGTAAAAACTAGGGTCTATACGCGCGAGCATTCGATCGATCAAAAAACTTCGACGGTCAGATCGATCGATCACTGACCTTCTCTAAACACATAGGGGTTCGTTTTTGCCTGTTACCTGTTACTTTGACCGCATTCGCGTTGCATTTCAACAGGTTGGTGGTAACAGCCGCCCTGTTACTCCTGTTACCGCTACAGCGCGCAGGGGTGACTGCACGGATGGCCTAAGTGAGGGCGACCGTGCAGTGAAGGCTACGCCCCCCGCAAGCCCGCTGTGAAGTCGAAGGTGAAGTGATCGACATGCCTGCGCCCCCCTGGCATACCGCCACGCCCCGCTTGACGCAACGGCGATGCTAGGGCTAGGTGGGGGTCGAACCGGGTGGTGAAGTCACGCGCGTGAAGGCTTCGGCGATGTTCACGAAAGACCAGAAGATCGAGATGCAGCGACGGGCGTGGGAGATGCGGCTGCGTGGCGTGCCGCAGTTCCAGATCGCCGCCGAGCTGGAGATTTCCGAAGGCTTCGTCAGCGGCCTGCTGAAGAAGGCGCGCGAAGAGATGATCGAACAGAACCGGCTCGACGCTGGCACGGCGACGGGCGAGCAGGTCGGGCGGCTCGACAAGATGATCGTGGCGCTGACGCCTGCTGCCGAGGCTGGCGACGTGAAGGCGGTGCAGGCCTTGCTAGCGGTCGAAGACAGGCGGGCGAAGCTGCTTGGGCTTGACGCTGCCACCCGCAAGGCGGTCGACCTGACGACTGGCGGTGCGCCCCTAGCCTACACGGTGCAGATCCCGGTGGTGCAGAGAATCGAGGGCGTCACGGCGCCGCCAGTGCCTGACGACGGCGCGGACGACGAGCAGCCCCTGTGACGGTAGCGGCGGGTGCCGTGCCGTTCGTGCTGCCTGCTCTGTACGCGAAGCAGCGGGCGGCGGTCTGCGACCCGCGACGGGTGGTCTGCATCGAATCGACGACGAAGGCAGGCAAGACGCTAGGCTGCCTTGTGTGGCAGATCGGGCAGATGATGTCAGGGCCGCCCGACGCCGAGCACTGGTGGGTGGCGCCCGTCTACGAACAGTCGATGATGGCCTACCGCCTGGCGTGGTCACTGCTGCGCGGGCAGCCGGGCTTTCGGCAGGTGCTGTCAGAGCGGGCGATCGTCGGGCCGGGTGAGCGGCGCTGGTCGTTCAGGTCGGCAGACAAGCCCGACAACCTGTACGGGTCGGCGGTCAGCAGCGCGGTGCTAGACGAGGCGTCACGCATGAAAGATGACGCGGTCGATGCGGTCTACAGCACGACGACGCGCACGCGTGGGCCGCTGCGGCTGATCGGCAACGTGCGGGGTCGGGCGAACCGACACTACCAGTGGTCGCGCCGTGGCGAATCGGGTGAGGCGGGGTTCGGGTACCACCGCATCACGGCTGACGACGCGGTCGCTGCGGGTGTCTTCGACGTCGCCGACGTTGACATGGCACGGCGGTCGCTGCCTGACGCCATCTTCCGCGAGCTGTACTACTGCGAACCGGCTGACGACGGGGCGAACCCGTTCGGCATCGACGCGATCCGCTCGGCGTGCGAGTTGTGCAACGGCAAGGCGACAGGCGGTCAGGTCGCGGTGTGGGGGCTCGACATCGCCCGCAAGCGCGACTTCGCGGTGCTGATCGGGCTCGACCACGCGCGGCACGTCGCAGTGTTGCACCGCTGGCACGGGCTGTCGTACGGGGCGCTTGTCGACGCGGTGGTCGCAGCAGTCGGTCGCCAGTCGAAGTCGTGCGTCTTCTACGACGCGACGGGTGTCGGCGACGCGGTAGGCGACCAGCTGGTCACGGCGAAGGTGTGGTGTGAACCCTTCATCTTCAGCAGCGCGTCGAAGCAGGGGTTGATGGAGGGGCTTGCCCTGGCACTGCAGCAGGGGCGCACGACGGTGCTTGACGGGCCGCACCGTGCCGAGCTGGAGGCGTTCGAATACGACGTCAAGGCGAACCGGGTCGTGTATGGGGCGCCGTCAGGGTCGCACGACGACACGGTGTGCGCGCACGCGCTGGCGTGGTATGGCGCCGAGCGCATGGGAATCAGTCAAGCAGTTCGCCGGTTGCCGCTAGGGGCGCCGACGACTTCACGCAGGGATCGAACATGGTAAGACCGATCGTCGACAGCCGGGGCAACGTCATCAGCGGGCAGCAGGTGGCAGAGCGCACGAACATCATCGGCGCGCGTAACTTCAGGGGCGGCCTGCCTGACGCTGACGCCAACCTGTCGTTCGTGCCTATGGATCGGCGCGGCGTCGCAGGCCTGCAAGGCAAGTTTCAGGAGATGATGCAGACGCACGTCGGCATCGCGGCGGCGGTCTATTGGGCGATCACGGAAGGCGCAGCGCTGCCGAAGGAAGTCGTCTGGCCGCACCGTGAGAAGCCCGACGCTGACGCCGAGGCCTTCATGCGGCTGTGCGAATCTGCGGTCATCGACGACGCGGTCGTGTACGACGGGATGATCGAAGGTCAGGCGGCGCTGTGGGCGTACCCTCTGCTCGACGCCTTCATGGGGTTCGGGTTGATGCTGCCGCGCATGATCGGCGACGGTGCTGTCGAGTGGTATCCTGTGGCGCACAACGCGGTCATGCTGTGGCGCCCTAACGGCTACCTGCTCGGCGGCGTCCGCTTCAGCACGCCGAACGGCTACGACGACATCGACGCGATCGACCTTGTGCATACGGTGCACGGGTTCGCGGGGTCGGGCGAGTTCGAAGGTCGGTCGCTGCTGCGCGACTGCGTGCAGCCGTTCGAACTCTGGAAGCAGATCGCGGTCAACGCGGGCGTGTACAACCAGATGTCGTGGGGCTTCCTCGACATCGCCTATCAGCCGAACGCCAGCGACGACGACATCGCGGCGTTCAACACGTTCGCGCAGCAGTTTCAGGACGGTCAGCGCAAGTACATCCTGCGCCCGCAGGCGGTCGAAGTCGACATGAAGTACCCGTCGGGGTCGCCGCCTGACGTCATCGCGCAGCTGGAGTACTGGGATCGCCAGATCGAGAAGAAGCTGAACGCCCCGCTGGCGGGCATCAGTCAGTTCGGGTCGCGGGCGATGGCAGAGACGCTAGACGAAGCCGGGGGCCGCAAGGCGAAGGCGTGGCTCAACAGCGTCTTCGACCGGTCGTCGCGGGGGATGTTTCAGTGGCTCGCCCAGGCGGTCGGCTACGACGGCAAGCTGCCGCGCGTGCAGGTGCAGTCGGCGGAGATGACGACGGGGATCGGCGGTTGGACGGCGTACGTTCAGGGCGTGCAGTCGGGGCTGCTGTCGAAGGGGCCGGACGACGAAGCGTGGGGTCGTCGCGTGATCGGCGCGCCGGAACTTGCCGACGAACCGAAGATGACAGCCGACAGCCCGTCGCCGCTGCAGGTTGCGAACGTGCAGGCGGTGCAGGCTCTGCTTGCGGCGCTGAAGCCGTCGCAGATGGCACCGACCCCGCTGGCACCCGAAGCGGTGGTGCTGCTGCTTCAGTCGGCGGGCGTTAGCGAGGTCAACGCGCGGGCGATGGTGTCGGCGCAGTTGGCAGTACCTGACGCGGTCACGGCAGCGCCCGCAGCAGGGCAGGAAGGCGGGGGCGCGGCACCTGCCGCTGCACCTGTCGCGGCGGAGGTCGGCACCCCTGCGCCGTCGACGCAGCCGCAGGTCGTGGTCGGCGGCAACATCGAAGTGCCAGCGGCGATCGGGGGAGCGGCAGCGTTCGCCCCGGTCAAGCCTGCGGGGGAGATGTCAGACCTGTCAGACGAGGTCGACACGCAGCCGACTGCCGAGATGGCAACGGTCGCCGAGCGGGCGCTGACCTGGCGGGCAGAACACGGTCGGGGCGGCACGGCTGTCGGGGTGGCGCGTGCGCGTGACATCAAGAACCGCAAGGCGCTGTCAGAGCAGACGGTGCGACGGATGGCGTCGTACTTCGCCCGGCACGAAGTCGACAAGAAGGGCAAGGGGTTCGACAGCGGTGGCGACGGCTACCCCTCGGCGGGCCGCATCGCGTGGGATCTGTGGGGCGGCGACGCGGGTGCAGCGTGGTCCGCGCGCAAGGTCGAAGAGTTCGATCGGTTGGCGGGCGACCTTGCCGACACGGCGGGGCTGCTGTCGGCGTCGCTGGCAGATCATCCTGACGTCGTGGTGCCTGACAGCGTGAAGGCTGCAGCTGCAGCGGCGCTTGCGGCGCACCGTGCGTCGAAGGCGAAGACCAGCGACAGCGGCGCCCTTGTCTACGCCCGCGACTTGGCGGCAGGCAAGCGCCTGGCATGGGGTCGCGTGATGCGGCTAGCCGAGTACTTCCTGAAGCAGCACCCGCAGCACGTCGGCACGAAGGCCTACACGGCGCACGGGCCGTCGTGGCATGCCTACCAGTTGCGCGGCGGCGATGCTGCGCGGGCGTGGGTGCGGTCGCTGCTGACGTCGTACGCCAGCGGCGCGCATCAGCGGGCGGCACGGCTTGCGGCGATGGGCACCGGCACGGGCGACCTAGCAGACGGCGAACCTGACGGGGTGCTAGTGGTCGGTGCTGACGGTCGCGAGTTCGTGACGTACCGGATGCTGCGCCCCGAAGAGGAGGTCGTTGCGTGGGTGACGCTGGCGGAGGGTCGGCGCGACCTTGACGTCGAACTGTCGAAGAAGCTGGAGGCGATCAGCGCTCGGCACCGTGAAGCGGTCATCGAAGGCCTTGCCGACGGATGGCAGGCGGGCGAGCGCGATCGGATCTGGTCGCAGTTCGTCGCCGAGTACCAGACGGCGCTGACAGAGGCTGCAGGCGCCCTTCGCGCTGACGTGTCGGCGACGGTGCTAGACGAGGCACGGCGGGCTGCGCGCGGGGGTGCTATCGCGACGATCAGCATCGACAACGTGGCGGCCGGTCAGGCGGCGCTGGCGGCACGTGCAGACGAGCAGTTCGCGCGTGCGGCGGCGATGACGCAGAAGGCGGGCGAAGTGATGGCAGACCGCGTGCAGGGGGAGGTCGAAAGTGCGATCTTGGGCGGCGCTGCGATGGAGACGTTCGCGTCGCGCATCACCCCACTAGGCCTGCTGTCGTCGGGGCTCGAATCCCGCAACACGGTCGAA